GATGTATGTTGCTTCTTCAAAGCTGATATCAATGTCAAGTGTAACTCTTAGGTACATACTTGGCTTGATCAGTGTATCTTTCTCATCAATCAATTGTGATAACTTGACTGTACGGTACTTGGGACACTCCGACCAGTTGATGTATTCTGGTTCCGCATTGTTTTCTCTGTCCAGTATCATCATACCACGGTCATCATCCCAAGCATCTGCATAGTTATGTGGGAAAGCATTGCCAATATAGTGGATCTTACCCTGCCGTTGTCGCTTGTGGAAGTGTCCACTGAACACATACTCTTGATTCTTGAAGTGTTCTGACTTCAGTTCGCCGTGATCTGGCATTTGTACCATAGCATTCATATAGAAGCTGGGCAGTTCGAAGTGACCAAACAGGTATTTAGATTGTAACTTCTCTATACGCCGCCATTCATCGCCTACCAACCACGGAACCAGTGCTACATCTTCAATAACCTGTATCTCATCTACCACTGTAATGTTAGGAATGTGTTTTGCAAACTCAGTTGACTTCACATCACGCTTGTCTTTGTAATACAAGTCGTGGTTACCAGCAAACATATAGAACTTTTCAAACGATTCACCTAGTTTCTCCAACAACCGTATGGTTGTGTCCATGGTTGTAAGGTTCAAACTGTTCCTATTATGGTGCCAGTCGCCGCAAAAGATGCCTGTTTCGCAATTGTTTGCTTTTGCTGTTTCAATATACCAATCGATATAGTCCTCACAGTCCTGATTATGGACACGACTGTTGCCTTTCATACCTAAATGTATGTCAGTAAATACTGCTGCTTTTTTAAACAATAGAATACTCCACTTCTAACACAGTATAGCGGAGATTGATTTAGAAATCAACCTTTATTTGCGTTTTCTCTGCGCTGTGCTGCTTCCCATTCGCCACTATGTAGTCGTGTGTGCGATGGATTCATATCATTCATTTCAAGAATGTCGTCTCTAATGTTTTGATTACGCTTTTCAATGTTGATTACACGTACAAAACTGTTTGTTACTGCTGCGGTATAGTATGCAAATGGGTTTTGTGACTTGCTTTCGTCAAACTGTAAGCCAATTTGTGCAAGTTGTAGTATTGCTTGCCCTCTCATCTCGTCATTGTATGTATATCCACGTACATTACCTCGTGTTGCATAACGATCACACAGTTTCATCCACATACGGGCAAGTTCGTTTGTGGCTTTGCCGTGTGTCTTATCAAAGTAACCGTTTTCCATTCCGCCTACCCAATGGCTTTTACCTACACATACTAAGTTGTCATTTTCGTCAAATTTATAATGCTGGAATGGAGGAAAGTTCAGTTTTGTTTTATGATCGGCTACTGTCTTAGGATTCTTTTTACGTCCTGGCTCATCTGGTATATGGTCAAATGTCATTATACGAAACACAAGGTCTGTTTTTTCAATTGTTCTATAATCTACTTCAAACTCTGCTTGTTTAACTTTCTTTCCAGCAGCTTTGGCTGCTTCATATGCCTGTGTTCCTTGCTTTTTTGCTTTGTTTCGTTTGGCTTCAGCAACGGTTCTGATGTTTATTTTGGATAATTCTGGTAATATTATATCATAATTTGCATACTCGGGTGCAACATAACTGCAAAATGTGCTTTTGCTCTTGTGTATCTCCGCTAACATGTCTTTGTTGTTTAAATAATTTACTTTTCTTGCCATATTTTAAGGCTCCTTTTATGTATTATAATATACGCACATATTTTTGTCAACTAAATAGTATATAGGAGTAAACATGGCTATCAATCCCAGACAATCTAACAACTTAGGTAATGTGTTAGCACAAAATAGAACAGAATTTGGTTCTACAGGTGCACGTGATATTGTTATCACAAACCCAAACGACATTACAAGACAAAGAAGATTAAACAACTTACCAAATGGTGCAGAACCTGCTCGACGAACAGCACAAACTGCAACTTTTTTACCTACAGACGATACACAACCTGATTGGCGTGTAAAAGTTAGTGTTCCTGCATTATCAACTTACCGCAGCAGCAGTGTTTTACAACCTTTAGCTAAAACAGGATACAATGTAGTATTCCCCGTTACTCCTAATATTACTTTTGTGACCAGTGCCAGCTATAGCGAAATGGCACCTGTACATAGTAATTATCCTTTTCCGGCATATGAAAGCAGTCGCACCGATGATATAAACATAAGCGGCGCATTTCCTGTGCAAACACAAGAAGATGGACTGTATTGGATAGCAGCAGTGCATTATTTCCGCAGTGTTACAAAGATGTTTTATGGGGATACAAGCGAAAAAGGTGCTCCGCCTCCTGTAGTAAAACTAAATGGCTACGGAAGTTATGTTATGAACAACATTCCAGTTGTAATAACCAGTTTTACATTTGATTTGAGTAATAATATTGATTACTTGCAAGTTGGAGCAGCAGGTATTACGCCTGACAAATACCAAATGGTTCCTACTAATTCAATGTTTAACATATCTTGTAAAGTAGTACACAGCAGAGCAAAGGTTAGCGAATTTAGTATGGATGAATTTGTTTCAGGTAACCTTGCAGATAAAGGATTTATCTAATGGCACAATATGGTAAAACAAGTCCTTGGGGAAATACAGAATACAGTAAGACAGGCGAACTAGATATTCTAAGAATTCGTCCTGTGCCTGAGGAAGATGATGATATTTTATACACAATTGAACCTCAATACACCTACAGACCAGATTTGTTAGCATTTGACTTGTATGGCACTGCCAAACTATGGTGGGTATTTGCTCAAAGAAACATAGATACATTGAAAGATCCAGTATTTGATTTTATTCCAGGCACTAAAATATATTTGCCTAAATCGTCTGCTGTGAAAAAAGGTTTAAACTTATAATGGCAATAGAAACAAACTCTTTACATCAGTTTAGTAGTTTTAACACTATATTCACGTTTAGTTGTTTAACACGTGAAGAAATTGCTGTGCCCAATGAAACATATCGTGCAAATGGTCCAGCAAATGTCATTTTTCAAAGCGGAGGAACATCAAATAACAAAGTTACCACTGCATACGAAACAGCAATTGGCGGAAAGTTAGAATATTATGTAGATAATGTTATAATTGAAGCATTATGTGTACCAAACACAAAATCTCGCAGTACAAATGCAACATATATTGAATTTACTGTAACAGAACCATACAGCATGGGCTTGTTTTTACAAACTTGTCAATTAGCTGCAACTATGAGCGGATTTACAAACTATCAACGTGCTCCATACATGCTTAGTATGGAATTTATTGGCTATGATGACGATGGAGATATAATTGTAACAGAAAGCGGACAAAATTTACGTAGAGATGTTCCTGTAAAAATTACAAATATTACATTTGAAGTTACAGCAGGCGGCACAGTGTACAATGTTGAAGCAATGCCTTGGAATGAACAAGCATATCTTGATGATAAAACCGGTGTACCAATTGATATTAGTTTAAAAGGCAACAGTGTTGAAAAATGTTTACAAAGTGGCGAGCAAAGTTTGTGTACAATCATGAACGGACACTTTGAGGAACTAAGACAGCAAGAAAAACTAATAGAAGCAGATGAGTTTATAGTAACTTTTCCTGCGGATATTGCAACAAAATTTAATCCTGCACAAACCGCTAGTACTAGTGATGCAGGTGCAACAACAAAAAGCACCAGTAGCAAACGTGGAAGTGGTATTTTTGGCAGAGTAGCCGCAGGTGCTATTGGCGGAATCATCAGCGGTGGACTAGCAGGAAATAAAAATATTGGACAAAATGCACTAAGTGGAGCACTAGGCGGAGCATTAGGTGGAGTGTTAGGCGGAGGTCTCGGTGGTTTTGGCGGAGGTCTTATTGGAGGATTGCTTACAAACTTCAAAAGCGGAAATGTGCAAGGATTGTTTGAAGGCATCAGTGGCTTTTTAGGCGCACAAGCACCGCAAAACTTTGAAAGTTTTCTCAGTATGATTACAGGACAAGTTTTAACTAAAAGTAGTATAGGCGAAACTCTTGCTAAAATTGCGCAAGATCCTAGCAGTTTAAATAATTTAGGTAAAGCAAGAATAATCGAAGGGCATGAAGAACAAGGTAAAGCACCCATGCCACAAACTGGTCAAGTTTATGATAAGAAAAACAAAGTGATGACCAGAGGTAAAAACGTTGTTAGCAACGATGAGCGTGTATTTGAATATCCTGCTGGTACAAGCATGATTAAAATAATTGAAGATGTTGTTTTAACCAGTGGTTGGGCAAAAGAATTGAAAGAACGAGCACCTGATGAAAACGGCATGGTTCCTTGGTTTAGAATTGATGCAGAAACATACTTAAAAGCAAATGCAGATCAAGAAAATGTTTACGGAGAGGATGCAAAAGTATTCCATTATAAAGTTGTTGAATACATGGTGCATAGTAGTCATTTACAAAGACCTGGCGATCCTGGTGTAAATTATAATTCTTTGAGAAACAGTGCAAAAAAAGAATACAATTATATATACAGCGGAGAAAACACCGATATTGTAAACTTTGATATACAATTTAATGCAGCGTTTTTCCAGTTTTTGCAATCTGATTATGGACAAGGCAGCACTGATTTTAAAACAGGTGGATTACAACAAAACACTGTGCAATCAAAACCTGAAACACTTACAATGAAAACTGAAAATTCGGGTGCCAACAGTGCTACAGGTGCTACAGTTCAAAGTTTCAATCAAAGCTCAAGTACTCAAGGAGGCGGTGGTGCAGGTATAGATAACAGTAAAATACGTTGGGCAAGACAATTTCATGATAACATTTTAGGTTCTGGTAGCATGGACTTAGTAGAAGTTGATTTAGAAATATTTGGAGATCCGTATTTTATAGTAGACAGTGGTATGGGCAACTGGACAGATGCTCCAGGCGATTTAAATAGCACTGCAAATGGACAAATTGATTATCAGCGTAGCGAATCTGACATTATTTTAAATTTTAGAACACCTATTGATTACAATCCAGAAACTGGCGGCATGATATTTCCTGAGGACACAATACCTGTACAGCAATTTAGCGGCTTGTATAGAGTAACAAAAATCACAAATGAGATAAAAGGTAATCAATTTACACAAGTTTTAAAACTTTTACGAAGAAGAGGACAACCGGAAGACACAAGTACAACCGGAGATAATCCAGTAAAAGTAAAAGACAGCACAGATTCGCAAAATATGGCAACTCCGTTTAAAGGTTAAAACATGGAAAAGAAAACAGCAGGTATAGAAACTTCAGAACAAAAACGCACAGCAGGTATAGTTGAACCTACAAAAAATGCTGGCCCGTTTATTGCTCGTGTGATTAAACATGCAGATCCTTATTACCTTGGTGGTTTAGAAGTAGAATTGCTTAAAACAACAGAAGCAGGAAATGCTGGAGAAACATTAGGCCAAACTGCAATAGTATATTATGCAAGTCCTTTCTATGGCGTCACTGGAGCACAGCATTTAGGCAAAAACGATAGTTATAGTAACACACAAAAGAGCTATGGTTTTTGGATGGTACCTCCAGATCCTGGTACATTAGTATTGGTAACCTTTGTAGAAGGTAGTAGAGAGTTTGGCTATTGGTTTGCATGTATTCCTGAAAAGGGTATGACATTTATGTTACCAGGTGGACAACCTGTTACCGAACAAGTTACAAATCCTCCTAGTGATTTAAAAGGAAAAAAATTACCAGTTGGGGAATACAACAAAAAAATCACCAAACCCAGTACAAACAATGTTGTAAAATATAAAAGACCTGTAAATGAAGATTTTGTTGAAGCACTTAAAGAACAAGGTTTAGTTGAAGATGATATTAGAGGTATTACAACTACAAGTGCGCAAAGAGAATTTCCAAGTGCAGTCTATGGATTCAGTACACCGGGCCCGTTAGATAAACGTGGCGGATCACCGCAAGGTAAAATAGGTGTAAAAGAAAGTCAAGCAACTGTCCATGTAAATAGATTAGGAAGTAGTAGTTTTGTAATTGACGACGGCGATGATAAGTTTTTACGAAAAGGATCACCAGAAGATACTCCTTATGAATACGTAAACAAAGAAGCAAGCGAATCAGGCGGGGATGTTACAAGACCTGCTAATGAAATGATACGTTTTAGAACACGTACTGGTGCACAAATTATGATAAACACCAGTGAAGATTTAATTTACATCAACAACAGCAGAGGTACTGCTTGGATTGAAATGTCTAGTAATGGTAAATTAGACGTTTATGCTAAAGACAGTATCAGTTTCCATACAGAAACAGATTTTAATTTTGTTGCAGACAGAGATATAAACTTTGAAGCAGGACGCAATATTAATATGATTACTAACGATAATATCAATATGAGCTGTGCTTTAGATTATCATTTGGTTGTTGGTGTAGATGGTTACATAAAATGTAAAAATAATTTAGAAACCACTGTCACAAATGATATGAAGACCACTGTAGGTGCAAACATAAATCAAAAAAGTGGAGAAAATACAAGAATTACTGCCGGCGGCACAAGTAATATAAAATCTAGTCATCATAAAGAAACAGCAAACCGTATTGATATGAACGGACCACCAGCAGAAGAAGCAGAAGAAGCAACTTTGCCTGTAAAAGCAAAATTTCCACAACGTGTTCCACAGCACGAACCTTGGCAAGGACACGAAAGTTGGAATCCGTTGGAAACTGCACCAGACAAAACTGAAGCAGTCGATACAGAAAGCCAAGATATACATATGGAAGAACGTCCTGTACATACGGACAGGACACCTATGAATGAATTAAAACCGGAGGATGATTGATGTTTCAAGCAATTGGGGGCGAACTTAGAAACGCAGCACTTAGAGAAAGCAATAGAGTTTTAGGAGATGCTGTAAATCAACTAGCCAGAAAAAGTCCTATACCTACTATAGCAACTGTAGGCGCAATACAAGGTGGATTACAAGGTGGATTGCAAGGAGCAATACGAGGAGCAGCACAAGGGGTTATTTCAGCAGGATTATCTCAACTGCAAAATCAAATTCCACCACAGTTTGCACAAGCCGCTGCTGCACTACAAGGCATT